ATCGTAGACACGGCTGGTGGCGGCGGCGGCGGCGCGACTGAAGGTGTTGACGTTTCTTTTATTGTTCGTGAGGACGCTTACGGTTCTATCGGCGACCACGAGGGCACAGTTTTGACTATCGGTCCCGTTGCGGCTTTGGCTCAGGTCCACTACTGGGACGGCACGGGATGGTCCCTTGCCAATGCCAGTGCTGCTGGTACGGCCAGCGGCCTCTTGTGTTTGGGCACTGCGGCTAACGGCGACGCCTTGGTTGAGGGTATCATGCAGCTCGGTGCGGCTCCGGGTGCTGCGGGTAACATCTTGTATTTGAATACGTCCAACGGTACGCTTACGGCTGTAGCTCCTACGGGAAGCACAGAGATTGTCCGTGTATGCGGGTACAACCTCGGTGGCAACCGGGTTTATTTTAACCCCAGTAAGGACTGGTTAGAGATTACCTGATGCCTGTAAACAAATTCGGCGTTTCTAGTATTGCTGCTGCGGCTATTATTTCCAGCTCGATTAAGTCTACCATTAATAAAATCGATGGTATCCCTTTAGGTGCTTTCCCTGAAAATCATTACGGGACATTTGAATTTATCAGCGACCCTAATCCTACTGACCAAGTTGTTCCGGATAGCGATGCTGGGGACTATGTTTTTGTTGTAGAAAGCTCTGGTGGGTTAGGCGCTTCTGACCCAGATTCTAAGATTCACGTTTATGACGCGGCTTCTAATTCATCTGCCCCCACTGGTTTTTCTTGGTCTCCACCTTCGTCTGACGTTCCTGATTTTAAAGAGGCAAACGAAATTATGATTAACGGCAACGACATGTTCATTGCCTATAGGTTTCAAAATCCCGACCAATCTAATGCCGACCCCAGTAAGCTCGTTAAGTTCAATAATTTTTCAGTAGACTTTTCTGGTTCTACTATAACGTACGACTCGGTAGAAATCGCAGACCTTGGCACAAAAGGGTGTCATGCCATAACTAGGGACGACACTTACGGATATGCAAACTATCGGAGTGATATCACCGTTACTGATTTTTCTTTTGAGCCTCCCCTTACCAAGTTTAATCTGAGCGGTCCTCTTACTGTAGAAAATGGCATTCCAGTCGATGGTGGGCTTACTGTAAATTCTACCCGTCAAGAATGGTTTGGAAACTTATATGATGGCACCTTCGACTACTTTGACGGGCCAGACCAATTAGGCGCAAACGATTTGGTTTGTCAGGGCGACTATCTATACTACCCTACTTACGCCATGGCCCTTAATCCAAATCAAATTTTTTCTGATAGTACTCGAAAATATGTTATAAGTATATGTAGAAGCCCTGTATCAAATCTTTTGGCTCCTCCTGAAGTATTGTATTGTCTTGACCCTAGTACAACAGGTTCTCCCGGTCAGAACCTTAATTTTACTATGATGGTATGCAATGGCGATTATCTGTATGGGATTTTCTCACGTGCTACATCTAGAATATCTTTATTTAGTGTAAACCTTACGGACCCGAGAATCAACTCTTTAAATGTCATAGGAAGTACTGTGGGGAGTTCTACAAACAGTGGGGACAATAGTGGTGAAGCCCATAACATAGAGCTTTTTGGAGATAAGTTGATTGTTACGTGTCAAGGTTCAAGTTTTGTGGGCGTCTACTATCAGTCTGACTTGAGTGAGGTGGGTCACGTTTTTGTTGGTGAGCTAGACTCTTCTGTTATAGGAGTAGGTATTACGGACGACTTGGCTGTTTACGGCAATTATGCATACCTTCCTTTTGAAGGTATCAATGCCGGAACTGGGAATAAGCTTTACTCGTTAGACTTGACGAATATCTCTACCTCTGGATTGACTTTAGTTGATACATATACTAACGCTCCATACGGTGCTACTAACTCTTCAATGGTTGTCTGATGCCTCGTAATCCTACGCCTACCATACATCAAGTTATGGAGCAAGCTTCTCCTTTTTTTCAATTTCCGGGAGATAAGTTCGAGTTCCTTATTTCTTTAGGGTATAGCGAGCAAGACATTTTAGATGCCGGTTATTCATCAGATGACTGGTAATTATATTTACGAGGAGAAAGACTGCGACCAGTATTGGATTTATTGGGAGGGCACATCATACGAGGCGACATGTCAAGCACCATTACCTTATTCGAAATCCTCACCCTCGCGGGGGCGCTTATTGGAGTATACTTTAAGCTCCAAACGGAAATCGGAAAGCTGAAAGGGCGCATCGCTATGCTGGAGAAGCAGGAGCTACAGGTCATGAGTATGTTGGAGAAGCTTGTCGTTTCTGTCGACGAGCTCAAGCTCCTCCTCGCACAGCAAGGCATCAAATGAAATACTTCACCTACTCTGAGTTCGATTCTCCTGACCAGCCCGGCTCCGGCCATGAGATGCAGGACATCTTTTTGGAAAAGCTGGATTTGGCTCGTGAGCTCAGTGGGGTACCCTATGTTATCAACTCGGGCTTTCGGACGCCTGAGCACAATGCTGCGGCGGGGGGAGTCCCGGGAAGCAGCCATCTAACGGGCTGGGCTAGTGACGTGCGTGCGGATAGTTCCAACCGCAGGTTTCTGATTGTCAAGGGCCTCATCGAGGCCGGCTTCAATCGCATTGGCATAGGGCAGAATTTTGTGCATTGCGACTGCGACCCGAGTAAATCCGGCAACGTCATCTGGTTGTACTGAATTGCGTACCTTGGTTCTATGATTGATTTTATCGTAGAAAACTGGATTGCCTTGACTATTGGTGTTATGGCGCTTTTGAAAGTTATCGTGAATCTCACGCCTTCAGAATCTGACAATGCTGTATTTGGTTATCTCGATATCCTTATTACTGCTATTACTGGCGACCGGAGAAAGAAGTAAGATGGCTAAGATTAAAACGTACAATAACGCTACGACCCCGCTATCTGGCGGGGACAAGGTGATTGGTACTGAGGCCACTGACGACAGTACCAAGAACTTTACGGTTCAAGATATCGCCGACTTCACTCTGAACCCGGCTAACGGCAATGTCGTCAATTCCGTAAGCGGGCTGGGGCCTATTAGTACGAGCCCTACCACGGGCAATGTAGGTGTTACGCTAGACACTGTTTCTGGTGTTCAAGGCGCGTATACTTATGCCAATGTTACTGTCGACCAATACGGAAGGGTTGTTGACGCATCTTCTGGCACTCCGGTTAATTCAATCAACGGTATTGACGGGGATGTTACGCTTAGCGCCGGCACCGGAGCGAGCGTTGTTACTGACCCCACCGACCCTCAGAATATCATCATCTCCACCACGGGCAGCGGCGGCGGAGGTAGCGTTACGCAGGTAGACACAGGCACGGGCCTTGACGGCGGACCCATTACGACCACGGGCACCATCAACCTTGCTGATACCGCTGTTGCAGCCGGCTCATATACCAACGCCGACATTACCGTCGATGCGCAAGGCCGTATTACGGCTGCGGCAAACGGCGACGGCCAGCCCAACCAAAACCTTCAATCCGTACTGGATACTGGCAATACTGCTGTAGACCAGTTTATTTCTCTTAGCGGGTCGGGCACTGGTTTTTCAGCACTCACGGGTTCCGTTGTTGTGCAGGACGCAACTTGGAGTGCGGCGGGTAGCGGGTACAATCTAGTTGTCACCAACGAGCTTGAGCTGGACCGATATCTCAAGGACGTCAACGGAAGTACAGGAACGTATCAGCAGGTTCTTATCTCAGACCCTTTTGCTAATGGAGGTTCAGGAGGAGTTACATGGGTAGACCAGCCCGTTCTATCTACTCGCGTGGCGATTAGTTCTGCCGACCTTTTAGGAATCACCACTACTGTCGGCCCTGAAATTATTGCATCACAGGGTATTGGAAAAAGCATTCAAGTTATTGGAGTCGCGTTGAGCTATCAGTTTGGAACGGTGGCATACAATTTCACTAACGACTTAGGGCTATATACCGGTTCTACTTCTATTAATCCTCAATACACGGTGACGGCACCAGTCATGAATTCTCCGTCGGATGAGTTCGTTAGTATGGACAAGGTGTCTATGGGGACATTGTCACCAAACCAACCGCTTCAGCTTCGTTCTACAGCGGGACTTAACACGGCCCCTACTGCTGATGGTACGGTCAATTTGGAAGTGACCTATAAGGTTGTCACTATCTAATGCGAGATATTCGTAAGGTTTGTATCGGTCCTGACTATAAGGACTCGATGTGTTACGTGGTGGGTCAGGCCGTTCTCGGCAATACCCACCATGTGCATTTAATTAAATACAACGATGAGACGGGGGGTGTCCTCATCTACATTGAGCAAGACAACGTGGTCATCCTATGGAAGGAGTTCACGGCGCCTATGCCTATTTCAATAGAATACAACATCAACTTTTGAGAGCGGTCAATCAGTTTATCGTACAGGGACAGAGATACAACAATACCAAGGGAGACCTCATCGTAAATACGAGCGAGGAAGACCACCGCTTCTCGAACCGGGAAGGCGTGGTCGTGGCTCTACCCTTGGGTTATGACGGTCCTATTGGTGTGGGCGATACCCTCCTCGTTCACCACAACGTATTCAAGTACTACAACGATATGAAGGGCCGCCAGCAGAGCGGTCGCAGCTTCTTACGTGACGACTTGTTCTTAGTCGATTACGACCAGTTCTATATGTGGCGTAGCGACGGCGACTGGGAGCCTCACGACAGGTACTGCTTTGTGGAGCCTATACCCCCCAAAGAATCTATCATCTTCAAGCCTTTAACAGAGGAGCCGCTCATGGGTATAATGAGATATCCTAATGATTATCTTAAGGGCCAAGGAATCGAGTCTGGTGATACGGTGACGTTCCGTCCTGAGAGTGAGTATGAGTTCATTGTAGACGGGGAAAAGCTATATCGGATGTTCGACCATCAAGTGACATGCAAGATTCAAAACGACTGAAGGAGCGTATCATCGCTGCGGGGCGGATAGCTGTTGAGCAACTGATTAAGGTGGCTCAGGAGGATATCTTAAAGCCCGGAGAGGACGACGACCTTGCAGCGGATAGGTTGAAGAATGCGGCGGCTACCAAGAAGCTGGCCATCTTCGACGCGCTAGAGATTTTGAATCGCATAGACTCCGAAGAAGAGGAGTTGGAGATGGCGGCAGGAACTACCAAGACGGAAAGCAAGGTGGGTTTTGCAGAGCGACGTTCAAGATAAGCTGTACCGCCCCGCAGAGGGTAGGGTAACAAAGGCCGTTAAAGCCAATAAGAACCGCGCGAAGACGTGGCACTATGGCTATAACGAGAAATACGATATGGTGGTCATCTCCAAGTCGGGACAGATTGGGGACATCATCAACATCAACGGGTTGGATATAGCCCTTCCTCCAGAGCCAAAAGATTTAGGGACCGGAAAAAACAGGTGGGTTCGCGAGGAGCTGCCTAAATCGCTAACCCGAATACAGAGCATCTTCCAGTGGAACGATATGCCCAAGGCGTTTAAAGACAACTGGGTAGAGTATATCGAGAAAGAATTTGACTGCCGCGAGGAAGGCCACTGGTTTATGAATAACGGCGTTCCGACTTATGTAACTGGCGCCCACTATATGTATTTGCAGTGGACGAGTATCGACGTGGGGTACCCTGACTTCCGTGAGGCCAATAGGATATTCTTTATCTTCTGGGAGGCGTGCAAGGCTGACATGCGATGTTTTGGTATGATGTACCTCAAGATTCGTCGTTCTGGATTCTCCTTCATGGGGTCTTCGGAGTGTGTCAATACCGGTACGTTGGCTAAGGACTCACGCGTAGGAATACTCTCAAAGACAGGCTCGGATGCGAAGAAGATGTTTACGGATAAGGTGGTGCCCATTGCCAACCGACTTCCGTTTTTCTTCAAACCTATACAGGACGGCATGGATAAGCCGAAAACGGAACTGGCGTTTCGTATCCCTGCTTCGAAGATTACAAAGAAGAATATGTACGATGTGGAGGACGAAGAGATTTTCGGACTGGACACCACTATCGACTGGAAAAATACTGACGACAACTCCTACGACGGAGAGAAGCTAATCCTACTGGTCCATGACGAGAGCGGGAAGTGGGTCAAGCCCAACAATATCCTCAACAACTGGAGGGTAACCAAGACGTGCTTGCGCTTGGGAAGTAAGATTATCGGCAAGTGCCTGATGGGTTCTACGTCAAACGCCTTGGCTAAGGGTGGCTCCAACTTCAAGAAGCTGTACGAAGATTCCGACCCCCGCACACGCAATGCCAATGGTCAGACCAAGAGCGGGATGTATTCTCTGTTCATCCCTATGGAGTACAATATGGAAGGCTTCATAGACCAGTATGGCCACCCCGTCTTCCACGCCCCGGAGAAGCCCATCAACGGCGTTGACGGGATGAAGATTAAGTCTGGCGCTATCGACTACTGGGAGGCTGAGGTAGAGAGTATGAAGAGCGACCCCGATGCGCTCAACGAGTTCTACCGTCAGTTCCCACGTACGGAGTCTCATGCCTTCCGCGACGAAAGCAAGCAGAGCCTATTCAACCTCACTAAAATCTACCAGCAGATAGACTATGCCGACAGCCTTGTTAAGGAACACTATCTCACTCGCGGGTCTTTCCATTGGGAGAACGGCATCAAAGACTCTCGGGTCATCTTTAGCCCCGATAAGCGCGGGCGGTTTAATGTGTCTTGGACGCCACCGAAGGGCATGCAAAATCGTTGGATAGATAAGCGGGGTACTAAGTATGCAGGGAATGAACACATTGGTTCTTTTGGATGTGACTCCTACGACATTAGTGGTACTGTGGGCGGTGGTGGTTCTAACGGTGCTCTTCATGGAATGACCAAGTTCCATATGGACGATGCCCCCACCAATGAGTTTTTCTTAGAGTATGTAGCTCGCCCGCAGACGGCAGAGATATTTTTTGAGGAGGTGCTCATGGCGTGCGTATTCTATGGTATGCCTATCCTTATTGAGAACAACAAGCCGAGGTTGCTGTACCACTTTAAGAACCGTGGGTACCGGGGGTTCTGTATGAATAGGCCCGACAAGCACTTCAATAAACTGAGTAAGACGGAGCGCGAGCTCGGCGGTATCCCCAACAGTTCTGAAGACGTTAAGCAAGCCCATGCCGCAGCTATCGAGAGCTATATTGAAAAGCACGTGGGAATAGATATGGACGGCACGTTCCGCGATGCGGGCGAGATGGGCACTATGCCTTTCGTGCGTACGCTAGAGGATTGGGCGCGTTTTGATATTAGCAATCGTACTGCTTTCGATGCTACTATCAGCAGTGGTTTGGCGGTGATGGCCAATCAAAAACACCTCTATACGCCTCAGTCACAGAAGAGTTCAATAAGCATTAACTTGCCGAGGTACAACAATCGAGGTTCTCGAAGTGAACGACTGGAGTAAATGAAAGACGTCAAGATAAACATCTCTACCGCTGGTTTCCCTAGTCAGTTTGTTTCTGATGCGGAAAAGGCCACCGAGGAGTATGGCTTGATGGTGGGTCAAGCTATTCAATACGAGTGGTTTAGAAAAGACAGCAACCAGTGCCGCTTCTACAATCAGTGGGGTGAGTATAACCGCTTGCGTCTCTATGCTCGTGGTGAGCAGAGCATCGCCAAGTACAAGAACGAGCTGGCTATCGACGGCGACCTTTCGTATTTGAATCTAGACTGGACTCCCGTTCCTATCCTTCCGAAGTTCGTAGACATCGTCGTCAACGGTATGTCCGAGCGCATCTTCAAGGTCAAGGCTTACGCTCAGGACGCCCTTTCGCAAGCTAAGCGAAGCAAGTATCAGGATATGATTGAGGGGCAGATGGTGGCTAAGCCCGTCCTCGATATCATCCAGCAGAAGACCGGCGTCGACCCGTTCACGATGAACCCCGACGACCTACCTACTACCGATGAGGAGTTGCAGGTATATATGCAGCTCAACTACAAGCCTGCTATCGAGATTGCTGAGGAGGAGGCCATCAATACCATCCTCGAAGAGAACCACTATACCGACTTGCGTAAGCGCATGGACTACGACCTGACTGTGTTGGGCGTTAGTGTAGCTAAGCACGAGTTCTTGCCCGGCGCTGGCGTTCAGGTATCTTATGTCGACCCAGCCAACGTGGTATACAGCTATACCGAGGACCCGTACTTCAAGGACTGCTTTTACTGGGGAGAGATTAAGACGCTCCCTATCACGGAGCTTATGAAGATTGACCCCACCCTCACCAACGAGGACTTGGAGGAGATTAGCAAGTACAGCCAAAGCTGGTACGACTACTATAACGTGGCCCAGTACTACGAGAACGATATGTTCTACCGTGATACGGCTACCCTGATGTACTTCAATTATAAGACGACCAAGAAGATTGTCTATAAGAAGAAGAAGCTCGACGGCGACGGGGCGCGTATGATTGAGAAGGACGACCAGTTCAACCCTCCCGAAGAGATGATGGAGGAGGGCAACTACGAGAAGGTCGAGAAGACCATCGACGTATGGTACGACGGCGTCATGGTGATGGGTACGAACATCTTGCTTAAGTGGGAGGTGGCGGAGAATATGGTCCGTCCCAAGTCTGCTTCTCAGCACGCCCTACCCAACTATGTGGCTACGGCTCCGCGCATGTACAAGGGTGTCATCGAGTCGCTTACGCGGCGTATGATTCCTTTCGCCGACCTCATCCAGATTACGCACCTTAAGCTCCAGCAGGTCATCTCCCGCACCGTTCCTGACGGCGTGTATATCGATGCTGACGGGCTCAACGAGGTCGACCTTGGTACGGGCAACGCGTACAGCCCTGAGGATGCGCTTCGGCTATACTTCCAAACGGGTAGCGTTGTGGGCCGTTCCTATACTCAGGACGGAGAGTACAATCAGGGCAAGGTTCCTATTCAGGAGCTCAATAGCAACAGCGGGGCGGCTAAGACGCAGATGCTGATTGGCAATATGAATCACTACTTGCAGATGATTCGTGACGTAACGGGCCTCAACGAGGCTCGCGATGGCAGTGCTCCCGACCCCCATAGCTTGGTGGGCTTGCAGAAGCTGGCTGCGGCCAATAGCAATACGGCTACGCGACACATTCTCGACGGCAGCCTATTTATGTTCCGCTCTCTGGCTGAGGCTCTCACATACCGCGTCAGCGATATCCTTGAGTACGCCGACTTCAAGGACGAGTTCGTAAACCAGATTGGAAAGTATAACGTCAGTATCCTCGGAGAGATTAGCGAGTTGTATATCTACGACTTCGGAGTCTTTATTGAGGTCAGTCCCGACGAGGAGGAGCGTGCCCAGCTCGAGGCCAATATTCAAATGGCTTTGAGCAAGGGCGGTATCGACCTTGAGGACGCCATCGATATCCGTGAGATTAAAAACCTTAAGCTCGCCAACCAACTGCTAAAGATTAAGCGTGTGGCTAAGCAGGAGGAGGAGCGGCAGTTCCAGCTCCAGCAGCAGCAGATGCAGGCGCAGAACAATATGCAGTCGCAGCAGATGGCCGCGCAAACGGCGATGCAAAAGATTCAGGCGGAGACGCAGAGTAAGATGCAGGTCAAGCAGGCGGAGATTGCTTTCGAGATTGAAAAGATGCAGGCCGAGGCGCA